AAGCAGTTCGACGTGACCCGCGAGCGCATCCGCCAGATCGAGGCCAAGGCGCTGCGCAAGCTGCGTCACCCGAGCCGTTCGGAGCAGCTGCGCAGCTTCCTCGACATCGAGTGAGTGGTGGCTTGCAAGTGATTGCTGGCGCTTAGGCGCCGGAATGAGAAACCCCGCCTAGGCGGGGTTTTTCTTTGGCCGGATGCCCGGCAAAGCTGGAAGTGTCTGATCCTGTGCAAAGGTAGTGTGGAGTTCGATAGAGCTGAGACGATGTGCACAAGTGGCGTACATCAAAAGCAGACACATGAAAGTGGCCGCAAGCAGCCTGCTCCACTACACTGTGTCGTCGCTACGGGCCTATAGCTCAACGGTTAGAGCAGAGGACTCATAATCCTTTGGTTCCAGGTTCGAATCCTGGTGGGCCCACCAGTAAAATCAGTCGGTTATCGACAGAAAAAGGCACCGGTAATCGGTGCCTTTTTTCGTGGTGCCTACATGGTGCCTACATCTGCCGAGCTACGCGGCCGGCCGCCATTCGCTGCGTATCCATGCTTGCACCTCGGCTCGGCTCCACCGAACGCTACGGCCCTGGCGCTTCAACGGCTTTGGGAAGTCACCGCGATTCATCATGCGATAGATGCTTGTCTTGGAGAATCCGCACTCCGCGGTCACCTTCTTGATTGGAAGCAGGGCGTCCACGTCCTGGCCATGGTCGTAGCTTGTCGAGTGGTCAATCGGGGTCATTCTGTTTTCCTCGCTTACGTCTTGCTGCGTGATGCTGCTAGCCCTGCCTATGGTGTCCTGCCGGGTTCTCGGGGGACGAGAAGGAACTGGGTGGAACCGCAAGCGTTGACGTGGTCGTCATCAGGACCTTCCGGTGGAAGCATCCAATGCGTGATGTCTTCGTCTTGCTCACCGCGCCATCGGCCGAAGACTGCCTCAGCGCGGCGAGCGTGCCACAGCAGCAGCCGCATGCCATTGATCGGCGCAGACGAAATCGGACGCCAGCCGGCGCAGCAACAGCGCCTCATTGCTTTTCTGCCTCCGCCATGAACTCGTGCAGCTTCTCCAGAAGAAACGCAGCCTCTTGTCGCCAGCGCCGTGCGTCGTACGGGTTGAGGTGTATGGAGAGCTGCTGCAGCTTCTCGAGGGGTTCAATCAACCATGCCGCCGAAAAGGGAAGCACGGTCCGGGGATCTCTGGGTCGAGGAGGTGGCGGAAGGCAGTCAGGCCCCGCCCAAGAGCGGCTGACCTTGCAATGGCGGCACTCATCCGTCCTCGGGTCAAAGCTGTGTTCACGCGTAGGCCTGGCTACGGGGGGATGTTCAAACAGGGCGCGCACCACCATGCCTCGCAGTTGTGCGCTGACCACTGTCTTGGCATCGGCAAGCACCCAAGATCCGGGAGACGTGTCACCGACATCTTCACCAGCATTCAAGGTGGTATGCCCTTCTTCACTGTGATGGTGCAGCAAGGCGGGCAGATCAAGGACAGCTTTGGCGGCGTGGGGCCTGCTTTGAAGGGCGTATCGTCTGCAGTGATCGGAATGATCAACCCGGCATCCGTCTTGGGAGTCTCATTGGCCACATTGGGTCTCGCGGCCTACAAAGGGGCACAGGAGTCGAACCAGTTTGAGAAGGCCCTTGCGAAGACGGGCAACAGCGCGGGAGTAACTGCTTCCCAACTCGCCGCGATGGCGGAGCAGATCGATGCCAACGCGGGATCAACCCAGGCCAGTGCTTCTCGGGCGCTGGCCGCCGTCGCCTCGACTGGTCGCATCTCATCGGAGAATTTTGCCATCGTCGCGGAAGCAGCAGATGCGATGCAGCGCGCAACCGGGCAGTCGATCGAGGATACCATTGCCAGCTTTGTTGACCTTTCGAAGGACCCAGTGAAGGCGATCGAGGAGCTGAACGAATCGCAGCACTTCCTCACCTTCACCGTCTACGAGCAGATCAAGGCACTTCAGGAACAGGGCCGGGAGCAGGAGGCCCAGGCGCTGGCTACAAGGACCTACGCCGAAGCAACAATTGAGGCGGCTCGTAAGGTTGAGCAGAACTTGGGAACGCTTGAGAAGGCGTGGAAGTACGTCAAAATTGGTGCGTCCGAGGCGTGGGATGAAATGATGGGCATCGGTCGCAACCAGACTGCTGCTCAGGAGCTGCAAAAGCTGATTGCGGACAACCAACGCGATCTGAACAATATTGCCAACGCGAGCAATGCACGCATTCCCGGCAGTGAGGACGCGGTTCCTAAGTTGCGTGCGGACGTACAGGCTCGCTATGACCGCATCAAAGAGCTGAACCAGCAGATGGAGAGGGAGCGCGTCGATGCCGAAAAGCGGTCGGCGAGGCAATCCGCCAACGAGATGGCTATCGAGAACGATAGGCTGATTTCGTCCCAAGAGTCGAAGGCGCAACAGCGTGGCGAGGCGATCAAGGCGATCAATGCCAAGATCGACAAGGGCGTGGCGGATGCAAAGCTTGCTGGGGAATTGCAGCTGGCAGAACACTTGGAAGGCCAGCGTGCTCGAGCCTTGGCAGCGATTGAGCGAAAGTACCGCGAGCGTGCAAGTTCTGGCAGTGGCACGGCGTCGGCCAGTCGCGTGGCAGGCCTACAGGGCTACAAGGATGAACTCGCGGCCGAGCAGGCCACGATCGCAGCCAGCACGCAGTCTCTTCGCGCCCAGTTTGCTGCACGTCAGGTCAGTGCCGAGGACTATTACCGGCGCATGCGCGATTCCGCGTGTCATTGACGATGCGAAGGGTATCGGCGAATGACGGTGCGGAGACCTCAAGAAAGAGTAGCGTTCCGGCGGTATCGGTTACCCGCTGCCGGCGCTCAAGAAATGTGCTCACCGCAGATACTCCACCACGGCATCCATTCGATAGTCGCCGGTCGCTTTGTCGTCCGGTACCAGCTGGCCCAGCGCACCACCCTCAAACCGAGCCGTGATCACCTGGCCGGTGTACGGGTGGACCATAGTGAACCAGTCAATGCGCTTGATCACATCAAAGTACCAATCGTCGAATGCCTGAATATCCGCCGTGCTCGACAGGTACAACGACACCGACTGCTTCATCAACACCTGGCTGTTCTCGACGCGCTGTTTCGGCACGCCGCGCTCCATTTCGGTACGGAGCACTGACGGTTCAAAGGAGCGAGCCTGTCCCTCGAAGATCACGCGGGCGACGGAAGGAAATGCTGCCATTAGAGTGCCTCCTGAAGGCCGAAACGGCCCTTCATGCCTGCGTACAGGTCCCCTTGGCCACCGCTCACCTGGCCCCCGAGGAACTTGTCGATTTCACCCAACAGAACGTTGATATCGAGCCCTCCTTCAGCGTTCCTCGATGCCGATGCGGTGGTGCCTGGGGGGGCGTTGGATACGTTGATGTTGATCCCACCAAGCCCCGCCGCCGCCACACCGCCACCTACCACACCACCGTCAGCGAACATCCGGGCGCCACGTCGCATCGCCTCGACAATGCCAACGCCACCAGCACGAGCGACGTCGGTTTGGGACCAAACAACCTCTCCCTTGTGAACGATGCCCGCAGGCTCGTACTTGCCGCCGGGGCCGGTATACCCCCCCCTGTCAAAGTTGAGGAATTTGCCCGAGAACAACGTCATCAAATTGCCAGTAGTTCCATCATTGCCGCCGATACCCGCCATCGCCTGCCGAAAAGCGATCCGCGCGAGATCAGCCAGGATGGATTTGGTCATGTCCGAAAAGCTCAGCTTGCCGGTCTCAGTGAACCGCACCCAGACATCCTCCAAGCCGGTGAACACCGCGCCGACGACCCCGCCCATCTGCTGCGCCGCATTGGCCGCCTGCTCCTGGTAGTTCGCCCAGGCACCTTTTGCACCAAGCAGCCAATTGCCCTCAGCCTCCTGCAGCTCGCCGTAGCCATCGCGGATGGCCATGACCCGATCCAAGGTCATGGCGTCCTGCATGGCCTTCTGCTCGTTGTACGTCTTCTCGTCCAGTTGGCCAGAACTGCGTTGCAGGGCAAGCTGGCGCAGCTTCTCTGCGCTGTCGGTATACGCATCGTTGATCTGCTGCTGGATCTCGTACTCGCGCTCGCCCATGCCGACCTGCGCAACACGTGCCTGCAAATGCCTTTTCAACGCCTCGTTGCTCGCTTCCAAGGCTGCCCCGTACGCTGCGACTACGCTTGCACGCGTCTTCTCGCTCGCAGCCTCCTCGGTTGCCAAGACGTCGAGCTTCGCTGCGGCCTCGGTGCGTACCTTGGCCAACTTGGCCTCCAGCTCACCACGCTGACGCTGAACAGCAATGCCCTCACGTCCGGCTGCAGCACTGCGGCTAAGAAACGCGATCTGACGCTCCAACGCTGTGGCCTCAGCAGCGGTGTTCTGCTGGACCAAATTGGGAGAGCAATGGTATCGAGTACTTGGGTGTGCCTTTCGGCTTCAAGCTTCCTGACGATGTGGCAGGACAGACGCCTCGGGCGGTATTGACCCTCGACAATATCGGTCGGGGCATCACCGACGATCTGGAGCGCCTGCAGCCATACGATCTGGTGCAGGCCAAGCTGATGATCAGTGACCGGGCAGATCCGAATCTCATCGAGCGGGAGTACCTGCTCCCTATGACCGCGGTGTCGGTGAACACCAAGACCGCCACTGCACAATGCGGCTACGATGCGCTGATGCGGCAGCAGGCCGTGCGGCTGCGGTACAACCCATTCACCGCGCCCGGGGCGTTCTGATGATCCAGCACGAACGCACCCTGCAGCTGCTTGTGGGCAAGGATGGAATCGGCACCGGCGCACCGCCCAGGGTCCGCAGCCTGGAGCTGGCCGACGTGGAGCGCTTCACCCTGCTGCCGTACGACGAGGGCACTTTCGACTGTGCCGACCTAGTGGTGCTGGTGCAGCGCGAGCTATTCGGCCGGGAGGTGCGCATGCCCAGCCGTCGCCCGCGTGGTACGGAGGGGCAGGCGGCCATCGGTGAACTGTCTAGGCCCTACGCGCGACGAACAGAAACGCCGCGCGACGGCGACCTGGTTCTGATGATTGAGCATGGACACAAACGCCCCGGCCATGCCGGGGTTTTCTTTTATCTGGCCCACGAACAGTGGGTTCTCCACGCGAACGAAAAGACGGGCTGCAGCATCCTGCACCGCGCCCGCGAACTGCCTGACTTTGGGCTACGCATCGAAGGAACATATTCATGGGTCTGATGGAACTGCCGGTGGCCGGCCCCGGACAGCTGATCGTCACGCCACACGCGGCGCTGCTGGACGGCCAGCGCAACGTCGTGTGGGAAGCGCGCCCAGGAGAGAGCCTCTATGCGCTGCTGATGCGCAACGTGCCGGAGCTGGACGGGCAGCCGTGGGCTGTTTCCATCGGTGGCGTGGTTGTGGAACGCCACCTTTGGCACTGCGTCTATCCGAAGCAGGGGCAGGTTGTCGAGGTGCGGGGCGGTGTTGGCAAGACCGCATTGATGGTCGTTGCATTGATCGCCTTGACCTATTTCACCATGGGGTTTGGCGCTGCAACGACGGGCATGTGGGGCGCCGGGGCGGTGGCGGCAAACTACGGCGCAGTGGTTGCCATGGGTGTCTACATGGCCGGCTCCATGCTGATCAACAAGGTCTTGGGCCCCAAGCCCCCAAAAGCCTCAAGCCAATCACAGGACTCTGTTTACTCGCTTTCCGGTGCACGCAACCAGCTGCGGCAGTACGAGCCGCTACCGCTGCTGTTCGGTCGTGTACGGATTACTCCCGATCTGCTGAGCAAGCCCTACACCTGGTACGAGGGAAACGATCAGTATCTGGGTCTGTTGCTGTGCGCCGGCGTGAATGTTGGCCGTGTCGAGGATCTCTACAATGGCGACACGTTGCTCAGCAGCTACGAGGGAACGCAGGTGTTTCACTCTGGCTACAGCCAGATGCCCGATCAGCAGATTCCTGTTTACAGCAACGCTGACGTGATTGATGGCGGCCAGCTGCTGGACACCAGCACGGACCCGAAACACACGCCCAGCGCTTGGATTGAGCGCACCAGCTCAACGGACACAGTGCGCCTGATCGTTGGTCTGGAGTACCAGCTCTATGACAAGACCAGCAAGGGCAAAGACAAGAACAACACCGAGCGCGTGGAAATCCAATATCGCGCGGTCGGCACGATCAACTGGCAGCCCTTCGGAACCTACGCGCTCAACAGCAGCAAGACCAAGGCCTATCGTGCTGGCTACTCAAAAGACGTTCCGGCAGGTCAGTACGACGTCCGAGTGCGCACCGCAGGCTTCAACACTGACGGCAGCGGCGCCCAGGCTGCGTTCACGTGGACGACGCTCACCAGCGTGCAGAAGGACGAGGCAGATTACACCGGGCTGTCCCGCACGGGCATAAAGCTGAAGGCCACTGGCCAGCTCAACGGCACCCCGGACGAGCTTCGTGCGGTGGGATACGCCGATCCGATTTCGGTGTGGGATGGATCGCAGTGGACGACGGCAGAGAGTAGCAACCCGGGTGCGCAGATACTGGCATATGCCCGCGGTTTGGCACGCGGGGGCCGACTGCTGGGCGGAATGGCGCTTGTCGATGAACAGATCGACATCGAATCCTTGAAGGCGTTCACCCTGCACTGTGCAGCCAATAGCTACAGCTACGACCACTACGTCAAGGACGCGCGCAGCCACGAACAAGTCCTGAGCGCGATCGCGCTTGCTGGATTCGGTCAAATCACCTGGGCCGGTGGCCGGCTCGGCGTTGTATGGGCCGCGCAGGACCAGCCGCTGTCTGGCGTGGTGAACATGGGGGTGATCAAGAAGGGCCAGTTCCAGGTCGACTACAACCTGAGCAACGCAGCCGACGGCATCGAGTACACCTATCTTGATGGAACCACGTGGGAGACGAAGACCCTGCGCGTTCCGGCTCCCGGGGTGACAACGATGCTCAACCCTGCCCAAGTATCAGGCGAGGGCGTCAGCACCGAAGAACATGCAGCTCGGCTGGCTCGCTGGCATCTTGCCCAGTCCTTGTACCAGTACAAGGACATCAGCTACAGCACCGACATCGAGCACCTGAGCTACCAGCGCCTCTCGATTTTGGCGATGCAGCACGATATGACGCAGTGGGGCTTTGGTGGGCGCGTGGTTGCAGCTGTCAACGATGCCGGTTACGTCACGCTGACGCTGGATGAGCCGGTGCCGGCGCCCACATCGGGGCTTGCCTACATCGGCCTGCGCATCCCGGGCGAGCGTGTCTACCGCGTTCTGCGTGTCGATTCTTTTGTGGGCGAGAGCCGTCAGATCACCCTGGCAGAGCGGTGGCCCGACGATGCGGCGCTCCCCGGTGGCGTAACTGCCAACCCGGCCCATGACACGCTCTGGATCTACGACTTCAAGCAGACCCCGGGGCTTCGCGTGCGGGTTGTCAGCGTCACGCCCGAGAGCGATCTGAAGGGAGCGGCTGTGCGGGTAGTGGCCGAAGGCCCGGAGTTCTGGCAGTACGTCCTGACGGGGCACTACCTGCCTTCTCCCAGTGGGTCGCTGCTGCAGACCCGTCCGGTGGCTTCCAACCTGGTGATTACCGAGCAGCAAGTTGTTCAGGGCAACACGGCTTTCACCGAGCTGTCGGCTACCTTCGACGTCACCGGCCCGGTGGGACACATCGTGGTGCGCGCCGCTGCAGATGGGCAGGAGCTGGAAGAGGTCGCTCAGACCCAAACGCGGACGGCGACCTGGAGAATCCCGGATGCGGGCGCCTATAACATCGTGGTCCGTCCCTACTCGCCGGACGGGGAGCCAGGCTTGGCGGTCTCTGGCACCTATGTGACGGCCGGCGCCGATGTTCCCCCGGTGCTTGTCGATCTTTTCGAGGTCGAGCAGCGTAGCGGCGGCGTGCGCCTATACACTTGGGGGTGGCTGTCCGGCACCATCCAGTCGCCGGACTTCGCAGGAGTGGAGATTCGCTACTTGTCTGGCGCCGTCACGGCACCAGAATGGGAAGCTATGACCCCGGTGGGCGATTCGGGCTACCACACCGCCGCTTTTGAAGCCGTCGTCCCGGAGTCGGGGGAGTGGACCTTCGCTTGCCGTAGCCGGAACAGCGCTGGCGTGCTCTCCGCGGACATGCGTGTCATCACCCGTCAGCTTACCGCCAACCTTGGGGAGCAGATCGGCGGTATCGGTGAGGACCTGGACGCCATCACCGAGGAGCAGCTGGCGCAGCAGGAGAAGCTGGACCGGGAAGTCGAAGATCGCGTGCAGGGCGACCTGGCCAACGCCACCGCGATTGCAGAAGAAGTCGCAGACCGCGCCGAAGCTGTCGCCAACGAAGCCACGGCGCGTGCCAATGCTATTGCCGCAGAGACAGCTGCACGCACTGCGGCAATCAACGCGTCTGCTGCCGCCAGCGCCGAGAGCCTGTTGAACGCGCGCCTTGCCCTTGAGGCATCAATCACCAACGAAGCGAACATACGCCAATCGGCCGACAGCTCGTTGGCGCAGCAGATCGCAACCGTCAGTGCCGGTACGGGCGAGCAGTTCGATACTGGCGGCGGCATTTGGTATTTCGACACCGCCGCCGAAGGCTGGACGGCTATCAGCTCGGCAGGGCTGACCGTTGTTGATGGTTGGTTACGGCCTGACTTCAGCAACAATGCCACGCAGAACGTGCAGTCGCCGCTTCTCACCTTTGATTCCACGTCCTATCGGTATGTGAAGTTCCGGCTGCGCAAAGTGGGCAACCCTGGAGCCTGGCGTGGTTGGGTTCGCTGGGTCACTGCTGCTGATCAGACGTATGACACGGCCAAGCAGGTTTCGATTGCTGAACCGACCTTCGATTCCAATGGCATTGCGACTGTCGATTTCAAGGATATTCCCTGGCCTGCGGGTGTCACCCGCGTGCGCATCTACCCGTATTCGGGCATGACCAGTGCGGGCAATTATGTCGAGTACGATTGGATTGCACTCGGTCGACCATCCCCTGGTGCGTCTGCAGCCGCGTTGCAGGAGGAGCGTACAGCGCGAATCAGCGGAGACGCAGCGGAAGCGACCCAACGTACAACATTGGCTGCACAGCTTCGCGGCAATTACACCGGCAACGATCCCGCCCAGCTGCAATCGGGCCTGATCTACGCCGAGCGGCAAGTTCGCATCACTGCCGAGGGCGTCATCGCAACCGACGTGTCCAACCTGCAGGCGCGCATGCCTGCTGGAAGCGGCGGTCTGGCAACGGCTGCCTCGGTGACGGCCGAGGCGACGGCCCGCGCCAGCGCAGATAGTGCGTTGTCTGAGCGTTCGAGCGTGATGGAATCTCGGATGCCTGCGGGTGCCGGGGGGCTGGCGACAGCAGCGTCCGTGGACACGGTTGCGAATTCCGTCACTACTGTGGATGGGAAGGTCAGCGCGAACACCGACAGCCTCAACAAGCTGTCTGTTGCGATGGAGGGCTTGTTCACTGTCCAAAACGGATCGTTCGAGACCACGACCGGTACTGTTGGCTGGGGTACTGACGGGCTTGGTGCCAACAACACCCTCCCGGCCAGCTCGCAGTATTGGACCAACGCCGCCGCGCACGGAAACGTTAGCCTGCGCTTGAATGGTAGCGACGCGGCACCTACCCGCGCCTGGTACAACGCACAGCTTGTTGACCTTCGGGGCATCCGGCGCGTGTGGCTGAGCCTGGACACGCAGACGGTTGCCGCACCTGCGACGGGTGCACAGTTCCGCGTAGGCATGCGCTTCTACGACAAGGATGGCGCTGTTGTCAGCAACCTTTACGCACCAATCGTCACGGCAACCGGCACCACTTGGCTGTTCGGGACGAACAAGGCGGAAGGCTTTGTCGCGGTTCCGGCGACGGCTGTGTCCGGCCGCGTGTTGGTATACACGCAGGGTCTGGCGGCCGGCGGAGCAATCCTGTTCGATGACGTGCGATGTGTATTGGAGAACGCACCGACCAAGGCGACGGTTGATGCGCTCAGCACAACGCAGATCGAGGTGGGGCAGCAGGGTGGACAAATCGCTGCCCAAGGCAATCGTTTGCAAACAATCGAAGCGCGCTTGCCTGGTGGCACAGGCGGGTTGGCAACGTCTGCATCGGTTACTTCCGTGGAGCAGGCGTCGGTTAATCGAGACGAGGCGCTGTCCAGCCGAACTGGCGCTGTTGAGGCTCGAATGCCCGCTGGCAATGGTGGGCTGGCAACAGCTGCATCGGTTACCAGCGCGGATCAAGCTGCTGCAACTGCAACGGCTGCCGTGGCGATTCAGGTCGCACAGGTGAAAGTCACTGCTGACAATGCAGCCGCAAGCATCGCCACCGTCAGTGAGGTAGTGGCAGGGTCGTCGCCAGTCGTTGTGGTCAACCCGTCGTTCGAGCTTGGCTATGGTTGGTCTGCGGCAACGTCGGGGGCTGGCAACCTTCCGGCAGAGGCCGTGTATACGGACGTTACCGGCGGTGCTGGTGCAAGAACCGGCACTCGCGTTCTGCGCATCAACGGGAACACCACGCTCTACAACCAGGGGCGCACCAGCGTCCGTACTGGTGAACAACTGCGTCTTGGCATGTATATGCGCAACATCGGCACTACCCCAAATGCGGGCGTGGCAAGGCGTTTGGGATTCCGTGGCTACGACGCTGCGGGCGCCTACGTTGCGGGTAGCGCGCTCTGGACGGTCAACAACAGTACTGCAACGGCCAACACCTGGCCGAGCGATCCCCAAAGCGGGATCTACACAGTACCGGCTGGGGTTGTGAGTATTGGGGTGATGATTCAGATCGCGTCAATGACTTCTGGCAGCTTGGCGGTCGATGACATTGTGGTCGAACGTCTGACCTCGGACGACATCCGTGCGATGGCGCGTGTCACCAATGTTCTCGACGTGAATGGGAACATCAGCGGGACAGTAAGTGACAACGATGGTGTGCGCAGCAGTTTCAGCGTTCTTGCGAGCGTGTTCCGCGTTCTGACTGGCGGCACCGCCAGTGGCATGGAATGGCAGGCCAACTACCTGCGTGTGTACGGCTCTGGGTATCAGTACGTCATCGGCACAGGCTTCGGAGCAAGCAACAACCTCGTGCAGTGGGTAGGACCAAACATCGGGGTTGCGGCATGCACCATTGCAAACTGCAGCCAAGCGGTTACCACTGCAGGAGAGACGATCATCCGGGGTTCGACCGGCGCGGGCCGTATGGAAATTAGCCCGACGGCAATCAAGGTCTACGACACGGTGAACTCGCTGCCGCGCATTGAGCTCGGCTTGTGAATCAAGTGGCTCCCGGTGGCGCCGGGAGCCTTTCTCTATGGAGTAGATATGGCTGCAGGCTTGATCGTCCGCACCGGCCAAGGGGTGATTGCGGTTGGCGTCAACGACAAACTGACCAAGACGCTAGGGCGGGTGGATATTCCTGCCATGAATGCAATCAGGAGTGGCAGCGGAAACAACACGCGTTACACAGCTCCAAGTGCGGCGAATGGGTCAATTGTTGTTCCTCAGTTCGCTCGCGGACGGCCTTTCTTCTTCTTTGTCCCCAATGGCCAGGAGGGTTTCTATCAGTTCATCGGCCCATCGGTGACCATCGACGGCACAACGCTGTCGTGGGTCTGGCAGCCCGGTGCAGTCGATGCGAAAACCAAAGTGGAGAACATGCGCTATGGCGCCAACACTGCACCCAACACCGTAGGCGGAGTGTCGATCATCTATGGAGCCTACTGATGCTTACAATCCGCAACTCCGACAGCATGGTCCAGATTGGCGACGACTTCGCCAACTATCGGCTGGTTCGGTCCTACACCAAGCCGGTGAGCGAGTTCTTCGCTGAAAGCGCAGGTTCGTTCGGCATACCGGGGACACCCGCTCAAGGTGGCATCAACGTGGCCGGTGCAGAGGCGCCACTGATCGTGATTCGCCCATTTAACTCGGATCATCGTGGGAGCGTGAGCGTGTGGTGGGGCGGTCTGCCAGTGGCTCCCACGATCTACGGTAAGCAAAAAAGCATGATGTACCAGGTTGAGGTCTATGTTTTTGGTAAGACGTCAACCGCATCGGCGGAGGCTGGGCCAAAGCTGCTGATGCGCAACGCATCCGGGATTGTGGAGTACGACTCCCGCCACATCCCCTTTGTCGTTGCAGACTTCCTGCAGATCGATCAGGCGGTGCCTGTGGGGTCCAACGAGATCGACTTAGGCGTGTACTTGCCTGGCCGTGGCCTGGGTGTGTGCCAGGTTGGGCCTCGAACCAACTTCAAATCTACCAATCCGCAGGTGGCTTACGTGGAGATCGAATCGATCCGCATCACCACCGACAACCATATCTGGCTGTCCAATATCCGCCTGTGGGATACCAACAACGGCGCCTACTTCGCGCCAGGTGATTTCGACATGACGGCCAACCCGTCGTACCTGATGCTGGTCGATACCGACAAGCTCCCACTCCCATATGAGGCCGCATGA